CCGGGATCGCTCGGCGACGATGTTGTTGTACTCCCGGCGCATGTTGCTCGTTGGAACTTCGACCGATTGGTCTACTTCGTCGTAGAGCTGGCGCTCCTGCACGCGCGCATCGGCGAGAGCGCCCTCGATCTCGTCGCGGGCGATCTGGCCTGTGAGCGCCTGCTGGCCCTCCTGATTCGAAATGCCTGTGACGCGGCGACGCGCGTTGTCGAGAGCACGCTCGGATCGCTCACGGAGCGCGTTGTCGAGATTTTCGAGCCGATCCCGTAGCGCCATGCGGGTATCGTCGGCCGCGCCGGAGCCTGCAAGGTTTCGCCCCTCCTGCTCTGCGGCACGGCGGCTTTGTTCGCTCATGCTGTTGAGCCGATCCTCGACGCGGGTATCCCGCTGCGCGAGAGACCGTTCGAGACGCATGAGGCCGGCATCCTCGGTCTGCTGTGCTGGCGTGAGGTCGGCGCCCTCGACGCCCGGCGACTCGCCTTCGAGTGCGCGGGCGGCTGCTGCGGGGTCGTCGGTGACTTCCTTGAGCTGCCGCGCGGCGCGCCGCCGCGACGAGCCCGGAGTCGCCACGTCCGCTTTCTTGAAGGCATCGGCCGCACGCTCGCCGTTGCGCGAGACCAAGGAAATCGGCGCGAGCATACCGCCCGCAATCTGACCAACCATGTCGGCGCCCTGACTGTCGGGGGCGATCATGTTGGCTATCGCGGCGCCTGTGCCTGCGCCGGATGCGGAGCCAAGCTCGGCAACCGCGTTTGAGACGGGCGACTGGCGGAAGTTCTCCAAGATCGGCCGTAGCAGAATGCCGCCGTCCTTTCCGGCGCGGGCTGCTGCCCCCATCGCGGCGAAGGGTACGACTGCGCCGCCAATCTCGCGGCCGATTCGCCCGACAAACTCATTCGGCAGTTCCTTGTCGGGGTTTGTCGCTGCGCCAAAGTTAGACATCGCACGCTGGATGCTTTCGCTGCCACCGTAGGGCTCGCCCTCTGGCCCGAGCGTTTGCCCGAAGCCGAGAGCCTTGGATGCGGCGTTGAAGGCGTCGACCGGCAGGCCCGCGACGTTTGCCACGCCGCGCAGGAAGCCGCCGCCCGCTGAAAGCGCCAAATCCTCGACCGGGCTGCCCGTCGAGTTATCCGAGCCGCCGCCATACGCCGATGCGGTCTGATCGGAGCTGTTTCGCTCTGCGCGGATGCGCTGAATGCGCGAAAGGCCGTCGCCGTCATTAGACGGCGACTGACTCTCGCTTCGAATGCGTTTGAGGTCGTCAATAGAAGCCATGCGAACCTACTGATTTACCTTGCTTTCCAGCATGTCTAACTGGCGGGGAGGCAGGGCGCGAAGATCGTCGTCGCTCGCGCTGTCGAGCCAGCTCGCCGCCTGTTCGCGGCTCATGCTCTCGATGTTGATGCCGCCGCCAGACGAGCCGCCTTGGCCTTCTGACCACCCTCCGGTCGCGCCCGGAGGACGGCCCATGAGGTTGATTACGCGGTCGATGCCGGCGACCTGATTCTTGAGTTCCTCCGCCTTGTCCGTCGTCACGTCTCCGCTCTGAATGGCTCTGACGTTGTTCTGGCGCTTGTTGAGAAGGAACGAGCGCATTTCGACGAGATCGCCTCGCGCAGCATCCGGGTCAGACATGACGCGATCCGGGTTCGGGAGCATGTCCTGAATGATCTTCTGCTCAGCGACCGGAAAGCGCGGGTTGTTCACGAGCGCCGTCTTGGCCTCTTGGTTGAACTGTCGAATGCCCTGCTTGGCGCGTGCCGTCTCTGCGTAGGGTGTGCCGTCCATGACGGCGCCGATGGTCTGGTTGATGAAGTTTCGGCCAGCGGAGACCGGGCCGATGCCCTCGTTGACCGCCTCGAATACGCTGTGCTCGTCCGACACGGCCTCGTCGGGAGACGGCGGGTTGGGGTCGATGCTTACGCCGGTCGGGGAGTTGGCGCCCTGCTGAGGCGGCACTACCCACTCGCGCTGATCGACGTTGTAGACGCCGCCGTTCACGGAGCGAACGCGGTCTCGGCGCGCGCGGCGCGGGCGATACTGCTTGTTCTTGCTCGCGAGCACTTCGCCGTCCGGGCTATACATGGTTTCGCCGCCCGAAAGAGTGAACCGCTCGGGCGTCTCCGCTTCGCGCAAGACGCTGTACGAGCCGTCCGGGCTGAGCTGCACCACGTCGTTCTCGCGGAAGCCGGCCGCTGCCTTTTCCTCGGGCGAGAGAAGGCGCGCGTCGGCGCCCATTTCCTGCTCGATGGTGCTCTGCATGACAGCCGGCGCGAGAGACGCGGCGATCTGATCGTTTTGCAGCATCGCGGCGATCTGGCTGTTTTCCTGACTGCCGCCCTGCTGCGGCTGCGGCGCGGCTGTCGGGTTCGTGCGCTGCGGCTGCTGAACCGGGCCGAATGAGCGGCCGACCGAGCCCGTGCCGGAGCCGCCGCCCGACGTGTCGAATGCCTGCACACCGGTCTGGTCGATGGTCGTGCCCTGCCCGGTGCCAGGATCAGGCTGCGACTCGCCGCCGCCGAACAGGCTGCGAACCATGTCGGCGCGCTGTGCGGTTTCCTCGCGCTGATCGGCCATTGCGTCACTGCGCATCTTGGCGCCTGCGAGCGCCTGCGCGATGCTGCCAATGGCGCCAAGGGGCGTGCGGGCGCGCTGCGCTGCGCGCTGACCGCCGCTGATAAGCGTGTTCCCCATGTCCATCTGCGCGCTGTACTGCGTCTGCCCGCTCTGCTGAGCGAGCATGTCGCCGATGCTTGCCATGTTGCCCTCCTACTGTCGGGAGTTCGCCGCCTCGATCTTCACGATGCGACGGCGCAGCTCGCGGTTTTCGGCCGCAAGCTCCTGAATCGACCGGAGACAAACGCCAATGGCGGACTGCACCGGGATACGCTTGCCATCGCCGACGTTGAACAGCGCATTGAAATCTTCCGCATACGGGCCGATGTGCTGTTCGCCGCCCGATTCGCCGAAGTCGTCTCGATGTCGCGGCTTGTAGCGCCACGAGCGAACCGGGAGCTGTTCGACCGCCCGGAGAATCGTCTCGGGCGGCGCGTCGTCGGTCTTGAAGTCGCGAGACGAGCCCATTGCAGCCATAGCCGCCGCGCTGCCGATGTTCGCGAGACCGCTCATCTGGTTGCGCTTGTTGGCCTGCTGCGTCTGGTATTGCATGTTGTTGGCGTTGATCTGCGGGCCATAGGCGCCCTGCACGTCAATGGGCGTCGCGTTCGTGGACTGCGGCTGCTGCACCTGCGAATTAGACAGGGCGGCTTGCAGCTCATTGAACGGAACCTGCCGCCGTGTCACGGCCTCGCTGACGCCCTGCTGGCGCGCGGCGAGTTCGTTTTGCAGCTCGCTCGATGCCGCCTGATTGCCGGCCTGTACCGACTGATACGCGGCCTGCTGCATGGAGCGGTTGCGATCCTCGTTGAACTGCGACATGGCCGAGTTGAACGCCTCGGAGCCGGCCGGGAGACCGCGATCTGCGAGCGTCTGATACAGCTCGTCCTGCTGGCGCTCCCATTGCGGCTGCATCTGCGACATGGCGTTGTCGTAGACGGCGTTCTGTGCTTCCTGTCGTGCCGCGCTGCGGTCGTAGTTGACCTCGGGCATATCCGACAGGTCGAGCTGACCGCCCACGTCGATGCCGCCGACCTCGCTCGCGAGCTGCTGCGACAAGCTCTGCCGCGCCGCCATCTGGTTATTGAGAATCGCCTGCTGCTCGGGCGATAGCTCAACCGATGCGCTGGCGTTACCTCCGTCCTCCGGCATTTCGTAGTTGATTTGGCCGAAGGGCGTCGTGGTGTTGATCCGGTTGTATCGGAACTGCTGACGCATGAGTTCCTGTGGATCGGGATACGACGGCGCGCTGGCGCCGCTATCCATCATCTCACCGCCGACTAGACCGCCGGCCACTTCCTCCATACCCATGCCATTTGCTCCTTAGAAAGTAGGGTCTCGTCATGCCGAAGATCACGGCATGGCCGTTGTCGGGGTAGAAGCAATGCAGCTTGCCCTCGCGCATGAATCCAACGCCTTTCATTAGACGCTGAGACCGCTTGTTAGACAGGCGGCACTGTGCGGATAGGCGCTGCACGCCCAAGTGAATGAACGGGAACGTGAGCACGGCGGATATGGCGTGCGGCGTCGCCCATCGGGGCGTCGTGGAGCCGAGCGCCAGCTCAACGCCGTGCCCGTCGTAGTGGTGATAGACGGCTACCGCTGCGATCTCCTTGTCTCGCCTGATGCCAATGGTCGCGACGCCCTCGGGATTGACCGGGGCGCCTATGGCGTCTGAGGCGAACGCGCAGAAGTCGCGGTGCTCGTCGGGGGTGCGTGGTGCTTGGATCATAGGAGGCCCGCTGGCTCGAACAGGTACGCCGTCGAAAACCACTCGGCGTTCTGGCCGTTCGCGATGACGCGGAAGTCGATAGAGAAGTTGTAGCCAAGGCCGCTGCGGATACGCCATTGCCCGCTCGGGCTCGGTGCGCCCGCCCATGCGGCCTCGTCCCATTCGGCGGTATCCCAAGACGCCTGACTCGATTGCAGGCTGTTCGACGACTGCGGCGTGATCTTCTCTTTGAAGTCGTTGCTCACGGTCACGGTATTGGGAACGCTGCCGTCCAGTGCGGTGACGAGACGGCAACCGACAACGCGCTTACGCTGGCCGCGCAAGCCGAGATAGTCGAAGGCCGTTCGACCGAGCGCCCGGATATTGGCGCCGTCATCCGAAAAGCCCTGCATTGCCTCGTACACGCCGCCGTCGCCGCCGAAGTACAGGCGGTCGTCGTAGATCGCCCATGCCGAACCGTCGAGACCGCGAAACTTCGTCCATGCGCCGGTCTTGATGTTCAAGACGTGCTGTTCGAACTGCCCGCTCGATACCGGGTAGTTGAAAAGCAGCATGTCGCCGCGCGGGTACAGGATCGGCTGCCAGCCGAATTGATCGCCTGTGCCCTCGATCTGGCCGGTGACGGCAAGGTTGATCTTGTCGGATAGAACGCCCTGCTTATCGGTGCGTCGCCGAAGCATGGCGGACAGGGATACATACCCGTCTTGCGTGATGATGATTAGATCGCCGCCCCACTTCACGGCGCAGCGACGGCCAATCGGCGAGCCGATCTGGTAGACGCCCTCGATGGAGAAATCCGCGCCCGGATCGCCGCCCGAGTACACGATGATCTCGCCGCTGGACATGACACACACGAGAAGATCGTCGACGCCCTCGCCGCTGTCTCGCGTCCACGTCTCCATAGTGACGAGATTGCCGCCGAACTGGCCGACGTAGGACAGCGGGAACTGCGTGAGCGTCTTGCCGAGTACCTGAACCTCGGAATACCAGAAGTTCTGGCTGTTCGTCTCCCAGAAGTAGGAGCGGTTGCGGTAGACCGTGACGCCGACAAGATTAGACGGT